CAGATCGATTTGCATCTATTCACCCACCAAGCCGGTACAACATCTCTTCACCAGATGTTCAGGCGCAAGTCTATGCACAACAAGAAGCCGCAAGACAGGCTCAGTTAGCGCAAGAGGCTGAACAACAAAGACAGGCTCAGTTAGCGCAAGAGGCTGAACAACAAAGACAGGCTCAGTTAGCGCAAGAACAAGCCAGAGCACAGGCTGAAGCACAAGCCAGAGCACAGGCTGAAGCACAAGCCAGAGCACAGGCTGAAGCACAAGCCAGAGCACAGGCTGAAGCACAGGCTGAACAACAACGTCAGGCTCAGTACCAAGCCGAACAACAGGCTTATGAAGACCAACAGCGAACTTACAGAGAAAATCAATTCCGCCAAGAAGAACTTCGCGCACAGAATGCCGCTAGGTTAGCCGCAGAACAAGAAACCGCAAGGCAAGCTCAATTAGCACAACAAGCTGAAGCACAGGCAGAACAACAAAGACAGGCTCAGTTAGCTCAAGCACCCGCAGGCGGATTGCCTGTAACCAGAGAGCTTGCAAACGAAACTTTGGCATTAGGTGACAACGAAAGCGGTGTAAGAACTGCTGGTCTTGATTCTATTGATAAAAGAAGTACAGGCTTAGAAAAAAGCACTGAAGTTACTCAGACTCCAGAAGACAAAAAGATTGCTGAAATATCTAATAGGTTGGCTGACCAAATCCTTGGTCAAAAATTAACCGACAAATGGTCTGGTCAGGGACTTGGTTCAGCCGAAGCAAATGCCCGTGACATGGCCAAGATTTTGGCGGGTATTGGAATTACTGACATCAATCAGTTTGGCCCTATAACCCAAGAAGTTCAAAAGATAGTTGGTTATGATGATTGGGGCAACCCAATTTATCAAACTGTAACTGAGCAAACCTATGGAAATAAGCTAACAGGTCAAGCAGTTCCAAACACGTATAGCGAACGCCAGACAGGTAATTTCTTTGGCGGCACTTACGCAGGTAAAGGCAATACTGGGTACGGTGTTTACTTTGATGAAAAGGGCAACCCTCAGTTTTATACACAGGGCGCATCTAGTAGTGACCTTGGTAGAATACAACCACTCTTAACACTTGCGTCATTTGTTCCCGGTCTCGCACCGTTTGCCATGGCGGCAAACGCCGCAATCTCTGCAAGCCAAGGCAACTGGGCCGGCGCTATTTTAAGCGGGTTAGGTGCGGCTGGTCAGTTTGCTAACGCCACCGTGTCTCAAATTGACGCGCTGACTAAAGCCGGTGATTTTGCTGGCGCTAACGCACTGTACCAAAGCAGTATGCTTGCGCAGAACGCAGGCGCTATTAACACAGCAAGAACTATTGCTAGTGGACTGAACGCGCTTGATCAAAAAAATATTGCTGGCGTTGTAAACGCAGGGCTTACATTAGGCGGCGTGGGTGTTCCTCCAGAAGTAAGAACGGCGGCCACATTGTTTAACGCGGCATCGGCAATTGGAAACGGCGACACAGCAGGTTTGTTAGACGCCGCGTCTTCCTTAACAGGTAGCAGTGACGCAAAATTAGCCTCGTCGGCTTTAAGACTTAAAACCGCGGTTGAGTCTGGTGACTTTAACGCAATCGCAAACGCCTCAATGGATTTCAAAACAGCCGTTGATTCTTCAACAAAAGATAACACGGCGTTCAACAAATTTAAAGACGTATTAAAAGCGGGCGGCTCTTCTGACGACGCGCTCGCCGCGGCCAGTGAGGTGACAGGCGGGGATGGAGATGGAGACGGGGATGGTAACCAGTTCAATACCGCAATAGCAGGCGTCACACCAACAACGCTTACTCAAGATTTGCCCGCGGACGGCGACTACGCTAAAGAGGCCGAAAGCCTTATAAAACAATTCGATGTTGCTGGACTGGCTTTGCCTGTAGGACAACCCGGCGGAGTAAGCGCGCCCGCAACAGCGCCGCTATTGCGCTTGGTCCAAGCGGCGGCAAACGATCCTAATTACTCGTCAAAGCTTACTGCGTTAGAAAAAGTATTGACTGCCGCGGGAAGCTCTATTGCGCGTGTTTTGAACGCCGGTATTGCTCTTGGTACATATTCGCCATCTACCAACGCAGGAGAAGACGCAACACTACAACGTCTACGTGAATCTGGAATGATTACGCTAGATGATGTGAACAGAGCTGGCGCAGGTCGAGGCGTTGTAAACCCCCCAAATGTAAAGCCGGACCCCGTAACAAGTCCTGCAACTAACAAACCTTATGTAGTACAGCCGGGCGATTACAGACACAACGAAGAGATTCAACCGTGGCAAAACATCGACCCTACCTCTGGTTTGCCCGCGGTTAAACCGCCGCCAGAAACAGAGCCGGAACCGGAACCTCCCGCAAATGATCCTGCGTTTGTGCCTCCTCCGGCCCCTATTACTACACCACCTTTTATTGCGCCCCCGGAGCCCCCCGCAAATGATCCTGCGTTTGTGCCTCCTCCGGCCCCTATACCTTTCGAGCCTCTTGTTGTCCCAAAAAGACCGCCCGCAAACGAGCCGATATTTGTGCCACCAACAAGGCCAGTAATTCCTGCGCCCGCTCCGGCTCCTGCACCTGCCCCTGCGCCCGCTCCGGCTCCGGCTCCGGCTCCTGCACCTGCCCCTGCGCCCGCTCCGGCTCCTGCACCTGCCCCTGCGCCCGCTCCGGCCCCGGCGGTGGTGCCACAGCTTCGCACCGTCGATATGGACGGCAGCCAGTGGACCGTCACGGAAGACCAGTATCAGCAGCTTGCGCGGCTGGGCATGGTCACGCAGCGGGCGTTGCAGGAGTATCGCGCGCCGGCCGTTGAGCAGGCTCCGCCGCCGCCCCTGGTGGACCCGGAGCGTGTGCGGGCGACCGTCAAGCAAATCCAGTATGGCGGCGAGGATGACGCGGCGGCTGCCTTGACGCAGCTTGTCACGGACATCGTGTCGCGGGCGCCCGTCGCGCCGCAGATCGACCCGAACGCCATCGTTCAGCAGGCGGTTGCCGTCACCCGGCAGCAGGCGCAGCTAGACCGCGACGCGGAGGCGATCCGGGCCGAATACACGGACATCTTCGAGAACCCGCAGCGCCAGCTTCTGGCGCGCATGAACGTTGAGGCGATCAGGCAGCGCAATGCGCAAGCCGGCCGCTTCCAACCGGACATCGAAATCTACAGGGAGGCCGGCAACATGGTGCGTGACGCCATGGGCCAGCCTCGGCCTGGGACCGATGCAACACCCCCATCGCCCGGTCAGTCGGCGTCCGTGGCATCCCGTGCGGATGTCGTAGAGCGCAAGAGACAGGCTCCCCGAATGACGCAGGCGATTGACCGCCGCGCGCCGCAACCGGAAGCCTCTCGCGCCCCTACCGGAGCCGAGATCGTCGATCAGATGCGTCGCCAGCGTGGTCAAGCCTCGATGAGGTAGGATCAACACTCCATGGCTGGACAGCTTTGGGGCGTCAATTCACTCGGCGGCTACATGTACTCGCTGGAACTGTCGGACATCCTCCGCACAGCCGTCCAGCCCCTGTGCAAGTTCCGCCAGTTCTGTGACGCCAAGGACTTCACCGACAAGGGCCTTCACAAGGGCCAGATTTTCACCTGGAACGTCTACAACGACGTGGCCACGCAAGGCACGACGCTGGTGGAAACCAGCACGATCGCGGAGACCAACTTCACGATCGCGCAGGGCACTGGCACCGTCACCGAACTCGGCCAGTCCGTTCCGTATACCGGCTTCCTCGACAACCTGTCGAAGCATCCGGTGCAGGAAATCATCGACAAGGTGTTGAAGAACGACTGCAAGAAGGCCCTCGACGGGCAGGCTTGGTATCAGTTCCTCAGCACGCCGCTGAAGGTGGTTGCCTCCGGCGCCGCGTCCACCGGCACTTCGTCCACGTCCGTCACGCTGACGACCAACGGCACGGCGACGCTGACCAACTCGGTCGCGTTCTCGAACCTGCACGTCAAGGCGATCGTGGACGTGATGAAGGAGCGCAACATCCCGCCGTACATGGGTGACGAGTATTTCGGCATCGCATGGCCGACGACCTGGCGCCCGATGAAGAACAACCTGGAAGGCATCTACCAGTATCGGGATGAAGGCTTCCAGATGATCTACAACGGCGAGATCGGGAAGTATGAAGGCGTCCGCTTCATCGAGCAGACGAACATCCCGCACGGCAACTACTCGTCCGGCAACTATGCCTCGTCGTCGTCCTTCAACGCCTGGACCAACGGCCTGAGCGACTGGATTTACTTCTTCGGCGAGGATACCGTCGCGGAAGCCCTGGTCGTGCCGGAGGAAATGCGCGGCAAGATTCCGTCCGACTATGGGCGGAGCAAGGGCATCGCCTGGTATTATTTGGGAGGTTTTGCCTTAACGCAGACGCAGGCGTTGCAGGCGCGCATCGTCCAGTGGTCCTCGGCGGCGTAAGGGAGGGTTGAGACATGGCATCAGGCGCATACGACCATCCCTCCTTCCTGACGCGGCAGGCGATCGGCCTGGGCGTCAGCACGGCGGGCGCGAACGGCACCTCCGGGGGCCGGGCGTTCATCTCCAACATGCGGTTCCGCAAGTATTCGGCGACGGTTCGCGTTGCCGGCACCTCCTCGGGCGCCGGTCATTCGGCCATCATCCTGTGCGTCGGCACCTGCTTCACCGGCTACAACGGCACGGCGATCACCACCAACACGGGTACCACGACCATCGGCACGCTCGCGCTTGGTTCGTCCCTGGCCTACACCGTCAGCACCTCCACCGACATGAACACGATGGTTCAGGCCGGCTCGGTGCTGGTGATGAAGAATGGCACCGACGCCACCGGCACCTACGACGTGACCCTGGAAGCCTACCTTGATCCGGGTCCGAACACGTCCTGGACCGGGCCGAACAACTGATGCCGACGCTCAAGGCGAACACGTCGTTCCTTGGCCAGCTTCCGGAGTTCTCCCGGACTGGTCAGGAGAACGTGTCGGACTACCGGCCCGTGCCGAGTGGCGACCGTGGTAACGCGGCCTACACCGACAAGGGCATGCTGGGGTCGTTTCGCTCGAAGGAGGGTCCGTTCGCGGACCCTTCCGACGTGCGGCACTTCACCGGCTACGGTGCCGACATGGGCGACTTGGAGCGTGGGTATCAGGTGCCCATGATCCGCGATGACCCGGCTTATCAGTTGGACAACTACAAGGATCGCTCCACGCTCCCCATGTTGTCCGATGAGGATGAGGGCGGCGACGCGATGAGCGACGATTACGCCTTCCGCCGGAAGAATGAACGGGCGCGGGGGTTCCTGACCCGTCCGCGCATTCCGACAGATCGATAAGGAGATTTCGATGTCGAAGGACGCAGCCGATATCAAGCCGAAGTTCGTTCCCATGGATGCGCTGATGCCACGGGACAACAGCGGCGGCCCCAACTTCCCCTCGCATGCTGGCGAGTTCGGCGACGGCGGTCATGTGACCGGCCCGAAGTCGTATCTGTCGGCGAGCGGCGGCAAGAAGGACGACTAAAAGAAACGGCCCCGCGTCACCGGGGCCGTTAGTCTGAAACCACTGTGCAACCACGCTGTCTATACATCAGTCGTGGGATGCCGACAATGCCAAACAATCCAGAGCGCGCGAGCCGGGGCGGAGACGTTTCGGGCGATACCAAGACGGACGTGGAAGGCGCGGTCGGGTCTCCGGTCAGCGTTTCCAAGGCGTCCTACGATCCGGGGTATGAACTCGGCGATTCCCTGCAATACGAGACCGCCGCCGATCTGAAGCAGGGCTTCTGCTCCTATGGCGTCGGCGTGGGCGCCAGCCGGGCCAAGGGGTATATCGGCGGATGACGGTGCGCTTTTGCCCAGAAAGCGATCACGCCCAGGTCTTCGGCATCCCCGGCGTCTATTGGCAGCAGCGCGGAAACTACTTCACCCGCGATGGCCGGTATGTGCCGGGCGATCCCGACCGCGAGCGCGAGATCGGCGAGATCGAGACGCAGTTGACCGACCCGAAGCTGCCGAGCGAGGTGCGGGAGGCGCTGCGCAAGCGTCTGGCGGAGATGAAGGCGGCGGAGCCTGAGCCGGTTGTGGTGGCGGCACCTAAGCCGGACCTGCGGCGCAAGGAAAACCAGCATCTGCGTGGCGCCATGGAGCGCATCTATGGCGGCGCGGAGGATGATGCTTGAACGCGCCGGAAAGTTGCATCCATCAAGCCGCGCTTGAACATACCGCGTGGCTGGCGTCGCTGACGCCGCCTGGCGCGTTCGTGGAAGTCGGCGTCTACAAGGGCGGCTGCGCCTGGTATTTGGAGCGCATCGCGCAACGGCAGGGGCGCGAACTGCACCTGTTCGATACGTTCACCGGCATCCCGCACAAGGGTCCGGGCGATCATCACAACGTCGGGGACTTTGGTGATACCTCGCTGGAGATGGTGAAGGCGGCGGTGCCATCGGCGATTTTCCACGCTGGGGTCTTCCCCGACACGCTGCCGGCGGACCTGATGGACATCGCATTCGTGCATTGCGATGTCGATCAGACCGAGAGCGTGCGCGCGGTCATCAATCAACTGTGGGGGCGGATGGTCATCGGCGGCGTCATGGCTTTTGACGACATGAACCAGGACGGCGCGTCGGCGCTGATCAAGTGGACTTTCGGCGATCGGCTGAAGGAAAGCGGCGGCGTCTGGCATGTGGAGAAGGTGGCATGACCTTCCGCCCCGAATACCTCGGCGGCTGCGAGGCCGCGAAGATCGCGCCCCTGGTCGTGCCGTATCTACAGGGCAAGTGCCTGGACATCGGGGCCGGCGCCGGCAAGGTCTGGCCCTCGGTGCTGGGAATCGATACGGCCATGAACGGCACGCGGCCGGCGTCCGATCTGCTAATGGACGGCACCGATCTGTCGATGTTCGCGGACGCGAGCATGGATGGCGTGTTTTCCTCGTTCCTGCTGCATCAGTTTGAGCCGTCGCGGGTGCCGGCGATCCTGCGGGAATGGGCGCGGGTGCTGAAGGTCGGGGGGCATCTGGTGCTGTATTTGCCGGATGCGGAGGAGGTGCCGAAGGGCGCTGATCCGTTGGCGAAGTGGGTGCCGACCGAATCCGAATTGTGGGAGACGTTGCTGGCGGCGCTGCCGGGCGGCTGGGACGTGGTGGAATGGGAGCGACGTTCCGCTGATGATGAATATGGCGTTCTGGCCGTGCTGCGCTTCACTGATGGCTCGTTCTTCAACGACACGCGGTGGCAGCGCCACCCAGAAGGCCGCAAGCGCGCCCTCGTTGTCCGCTACGGAGCGTTCGGCGACGCCATCGTTACGGCCTCGATCTTCCCGCACCTGAAGGCGCAGGGCTACCACGTCACGGTCAACTGCAACCCGTCCACGCATGACATCCTGAAGCACGATCCAAACGTTGATGACTGGATCGTCCAGGGCAAGGACTTCGTGCCGAACGAGATGCTCGGCCCCTACTGGCAGGCGCTGGAGGAGCGTTACGACCGCATCATCAACCTGTCCGAGAGCGTCGAAGGGCTGTTGCTCGCGCTGCCCGGCCGGCTGAACCACGGCTACTCGGACGAAGCGCGCCGGCTGATCTGCGGCCACGTGAACTACCTGGAGCACACGCACAACATCGCGGCCGTGCCGCATGGCTTCGACAACGCCCGGTTCCACGCGACCGAGGCGGAGCAAAAGTGGGCGCGGGCCGTGCGACGGAACATGAACGGCCCGGTGGTCGTGTGGGTCATCAACGGCTCGTCCGCGCACAAGGTCTATCCGTGGGTCCAGGTGGTCACTGCGTGGCTGCTGAAGCGAACTCCGGCGCATGTGGTGCTCTACGCCGATCCGGGCGTGGGCAAGGCGCTACAGGACGGCATCCTGGGCTGTCTGGAGCAGGACGGGTGCGACATGGCCCGCGTGCATGGCATTGCCGGCAAGTGGTCCATCCGGCAGTCGCTGGCGTTCCTGGATCAAGCGGATTGCGTGGTGGGTCCGGAGACCGGGCCGATCAACGCGGCGGGCATGCTGGCCGTGAACCCGGTTCCGGGGCTTTCGACCGGCAAGCCGCCGCTGCCGTACCTCCAGCAGTTCACCGTGCTCCAGAACGCGCAGGCGGACGGCGCGGGCAACATCACGCTGCGGATCTGGCCGGCGATCATCACCTCTGGTGCGAACCAGACGGTCTCGATGACCTCGGCCAACACGGACGGTCTCAACCTGATCTTCCAGGGCACGGCGTCCACCACCTACACGCCG